CGAAAAACTATCGTTTAATTAATAGCTTGGGACAATAGTCAGAGCTTCTTCCCGGACAGCTGATCAATCTGCAGTTGCACAAATTGATCTCGGGTAACCGAATAGAAAATGCATAACTCTTGGCGATTGCGTGCCGAGGCCCATACGATCCGCTCACCTTGCGGCTCCATCCCTATTCGTTGCATTACCCCAAACGATGCTACGTTATCAACCTGGGCCCCTCCTTCAATCGAATCCAGATTTAGACGTTCGAACGCCGCAGTTACAGCCGTGATTGTGGCTTCAGTTGTGTAGCCGTAATGATGGTACGCCTCGTTAAGCCAGTAACCTAAATCACCAATCTTTGAGTAAAGCGGCTTTGAATTCCGGACAAAATGCGCTTGAATTCCGGACGGGAATAAACGCATAAATGTCTTGAATATCGGACAGGAATAAACGCTACCAATTGCGAATAATTAACTCCTTTGCTGCTTTAACATTCTTCGCGCCACCTACCGTGTAATTAATCCCCACACTCTCCATCGTTAAACCATCAAACGCCTGTCTCATTTCGGGAATATCGTTAACGGAAATAATCATCTTGCCAGCGATAGACTTAGCCAACGTAGACATAACATCGTATTGTTCAAGATCGAATTCCACACCGTAACCTTCAGTGCCCCAATACGGTGGGTCAAGATAGAACAATGAATGGGGCCTGTCATAACGCTTAATACAACCATCCCAAGTTAAGTGCTCAATATACGCCCGCGATAACCTTAAATGAGCTGCAGACAACTCCTCTTCAATTCGCAACAAATTTAGCCTGGGCGCGCTTGTTGTCGCGGTACCGAAATGCTGGCTAGTCACCTTGGCCCCAAAGGCCATCTTTTGTAGATAATAAAAGCGGGCCGCCCTTTGAATATCCGTCAACGTTTCTTCAGGTGTTGCCTTCAGCCAGGCGTAAATTTGTCGGCTTATTAACGCCCATTTAAACTGCCTTACAAACTCCTCCAAATGGTGTTTAACAACCCTATAAAGGTTGATCAACTCACCATTGATGTCATTTAGCACCTCAACGTCAGAAGGCGCTTTCATAAAGAATAATGCCGCGCCGCCTGCGAACGGTTCTACATAGCATTGATGCTCAGGGAACAAAGGTAAAAGGCGTTTAGCCAGGCGGCGCTTACCACCGACCCACGGAATGATTGGAGTTGCCATGTTAAACCTCATTGTTCGATGCTCTTGGCATTCTGAATTAGAGGCTCGGTGGCCTTCAGTTGATTTAAATGCCCACAACGTGAGCACTTTATAGATAGGCGGGTAAATTCCGCTTCTGCTAATTTTTTACAGCACTGCTTACAACGCACAACTAACATAATTGCTACTCTGCTCTATCCTTAACATCGCTGTGTACACAGTGCGGTGTCTAGGCCAAACGCAGGATCAAGCTGCCGATGGTGGCCGTTGAAAGTGCACTAACACTAACAACGGTCACACCGTTTTTTACCTACCAAACAACTGCTTCAAGCGCGACCAAATCATCGCCTGCAGCCGCTAACGCAGCCATCTTAGTATCTAAATGATTGAGCGAATCAGTAATGTGCGCATCAACCGCTAAACCCACCGCGATAATTTGCGCAGCCGTATGATCGACCCTTGACCAAACACCCGCAGCATCTTGGCACTTGAACGAATAAGGCTCACCGCTGGCACCCAGCGCCTGCGCTTTAGCAAATCGTGCTGATAAAAAATTTTGGTCGTTGCGAGTTGATGGGTATTTATGCACGCTACCTAACGCACCGCAATCGACACCCGCAATAATTTGCGCTTCGCAAGCCTGGCTAAGCTGTGAAATTTTTGCACTACGTACTTTAACGGCGTCGAGTACCCAGTCGATACCACCCCATGAATGCAATGCACTTGGCTTTTTAATGGATGTAAATCCAGATGGCAACGGACCGAGATCGGCATGATCAGATGGGATACCCGTTGCCGTGTCATAAATAGTGCCGCGATGGTCTGCAACATTTAACCAATCATTGTTTGTTAATACAGGCCATGTCCCAGCAGTAAATATAGGTTTTTTAGGCGACGATTTTTCCGGCGTTATGTAATCCCCAGGAGACTTTGGGTTTTCCTGGGCATCGTACTCGCAAGTAAATTCGTTTTTACTATTATGTAAATAAAAAGTTTTCAAAAGCCCTCCTTAAAATGAAACATAAAATTTTACACGGCGACCAGCAGCCAGGTTGTATGACCCACCCGTATATGATGTTGCGGTACCCAGCACAGTAGAAACACCAGCATCCCCCTCATCAGAGCCATCATGCGTTAAACCCTGCCCAGCAAATGTCAACCGGTTAAACATTAGATGAGCATGCGAAATAACCTGACCTACACTCAACGCCCCCACCACACCAGCACCTACAGCAATCGCAGCAAGCCCATCTTCAAAAAATGGCAGCCCAAACGTTGACGCACCATCGCCTGCACCCCATACAGTACCTATCGCTGCAAATAAATCCGCATACGTAGATCGAGAAACATTCATGACTACAGTAGCGAGCTGCAAATAATCACCCACCGGAGCCCCTCCGCCCGCAAACGCAATTACTTCGCCAGCAGGCCGCTTTGGTACTACGATTACACCCTTCGCTGGATTATTTAAAACCCACTTATCCAACGTTAAATCATATTGCAACGATGCCCAATAGCCCGCCCCAGCAATATCCCCTACAGCTATTGGCAAGTTGTTACCCTTGACAATTGTTTTAGCAGCAATAGTCCCGTTATTAGGTGTAAATGTTGGCGTAGTTGTTGTATTAGCAGCCAAGCAGCGCACATACAACACCATGCCATGTGACGCCGCCAAATCTGTAATGGCCGGGAAAAATCCAGCCACAATGGCATTGGCAGAACCCACAACACTGGCATCAGCAATTTTATAATCATCAAACTGCACAGCTGTTTTAGTCGCATAGTCACCAGCCGGATTAATGGATGCGAATTTGGCTTGTAATGCCTGTAGCAACTGGCTGTTATCTGCTTTACTTAGCGCCAAGCCCGCCCACTCAATGACGTTGCTTAACTCCATCTGCAACGCATTCATAAAATCGGCAGTAATTTCCGTAGGGGGGCGATTTATCAGCGCATCCTCCATTACAAACATGTGCCCGAGATGCCCCGCGCCATCAATCTTGTGCATAGTTAACCTCTCCACCGCTGCCGGTGATGTCCTCAAACCATAAATAAACATGCGCTTGCTTAAACGCTTTAAGTACTGCCCATAACAAACGGGGTGGCACTACGGAGCGGTAATAACGCACTCGTAAAATATAACGGCTCCGTGAGCTAAATAAACTGCTGCCGACCGTACTACCTACCCGAAACGGCCCCACCAAATGATCAACTTGCACCAACGGCACCGGAAACGTTGTCGCGGGTGCGGCACTGCTCCAAAGCCTATCTCCAACGCAGCTACCTACTGCAAACATCTTACGGGGCATAGCCTCAGCGATGCCCGCAACTGCTTGATTAGCCACTTGCCGATAGGTGCTGATATGCCAGTTGGCAATAGTTGGACGATGGGTTTCGACGGCATTATCTAAAACAGCCTGTGTTGCAGCATCAACGCGAGCCAACTCTTGACCGGTGCCCTGCAGCATCGCAAAACCAACGCCGCCGTCGGGCCAGTCCCACGCCGCGCCCGGTGGCAACAAGGCTTTTAGCGCCTTGGCATACTCATCGGCATCATGCGGATTGATCTGCATCACGACCACTGCACCGGATTGAGTACAAAAAGCTCGCCCGGCCCAACAGCTATGTCAGCCAGCGGTAACAGGCGGGTATATTGCTGGGTAACTGTGGCAATGGCTGCATCAATCTCCGCCATTGTTAGTTGTGATGTCTCAGTAGCCTCGGATAATACTAATGCCTGCAGCGCGGCTGAAATAGCTGATCGATTAGCGCCGCTATCAAAGCCCGGCAATAAGGCAATCATAATATCGACGGCTTTTAAAAGTGGGCTGGTGACTCGCCAGTCGGCAGTCGCCGGGGCAATGCCATTAAAATAGCTTGCAACAGCGGCTAATACCGCCGGGGTTGGCAGGCGATCAGTCAAGCCATTGCAAATAGGCCGCACAACGACAGTGCCTATGCCTAAAACATGCGGTTGTACCAGCGCGCCGGTGACAGATGGATGGGCCGTTTTAGCCCAAAATCGATAGTCTTCAGCTTTGCCGGATCGTCCACCGCGTTGCACCATCACGCGCCACTCATCGGCGACCCGCACCCGCCATGCTTCCAGCGTTTCTTCAGCCGCTCCGCCGGTTAATCCAGAGCCATTAACAGTCAATGTGCTATTAACACCCGGTACCGGATCTACTAACGCTAAAGTTTGGCCCGCCAGCAAATTACCGGCTGCACCAGGGGTAAGACAACGCACCGTGGCCGCAGTAGACCCAGCACCCAACGTTACTGCCGCCAATACCGTGTAATCCAGCCCGTTTTGGCCGCGCAATAGTGTATTAGCCAGCAGATCAGTCCCTGCGGTACCGGTAGCCAATACCACACCGCTGGCCAATGAGGCCGCTAATCGATCCACGCCATATAATGCCGCCCAATCAAACAAGCGCTCCAGCTCACACGTCAGCGGGCTGCACTGCGCATCAATCCAATCTAAATAGCCATGCTGACTATGACAGGCCCGTGCCCATGCCGCAGACAACGGGACGCGCAATACCGCTGGCATAGCAGCCAGATCGGTTTCAATGCGGGTTTTTAATGCGTCGTAAGAGGGGCGGGCGTAAATAGTCATAATGCCGTGCTGAATAAAAACTTTGTGCCATTGTGCAATCCAGCGATGTCTATAAACAGGCTGGAAACGCTTCCCGGCGGGGCGAGTCGCTCTGTGACAACAACATCGGATAACGCCGGGCTGTGACTTTGCAGGGCTTGTTGCACCATGTTTAGCGCCTCACGTCGAGCGGCCGGGCTTAACCCTTGTCTGCGCACATGCCAAATGCCGCACCCCGCGTCAGCATTCGCCCACCAGCCGCGCCGGGTAAATCGGTCAGGGGCTCGGTTAATAGGTGCCTCAGCATCGGTAAAAAGCACTGTATATATAAGAGTGGCTACCGCAGTATCGGTGTCGGTTTGCACTGGATCAGCAAACACCAGGTCAAACACGCCATTATCAAATTGCACTAAATTCAGCATTTAATTAACCCCGCTAGTCGGTGAGCCAGCCGCCGCGCTGGTGTGGGTATGGGTATCACTGACGTTTTTACCGTTAACGGTCAGCCCGCCGATAATCTCAACATCGCCGCCCACCTTCAGGTTTTGTTTAGTCTCTACCAGCGGGCTATCAATCAGCACTTTCGTAGTCGCTTTAACCTCAATATTGCCATCACGTTTTATGGCCACATAATTGCCCTGGTCATCATGCAGGGCTACCTCGCCGCCGACCAGGTCCATTTGATATTGCTTATCGCCCACCACTAACGCCACACCATACGAGCGATCACCAGACGGAAACACGATATACGCCTGACAACCCGCCAATGGCCTGCTGCTAAAGCCGTAGGGCTCAACCCGGCGCACGTTGTTTAGCACCTCGCCATCCAGCACTTTTACTTGCACTTTGTCAGCGCTTACCAGTGTGGCCACACCGTGGCCAATCATTAATTGCAGCCTATTCCAAATCTGTCTCATTTTTTCACCCGCTTTTTGCTAACGCCTTTCTTGCCGGTTTTTTTAGCATCGCCTTCAAACGCCTGGCGGTGCATTACCTGCAATTGGGTGGTCGTGCCGTTGTGGTCGTCCTGGGTAAAACTACGCTCACCGATTAAAAACACACCGTCGATACCCTCTTCAGGGATGATCACCCGCACTTGAGTATTAATCGCCCACAGGCCACCTGCATGCGTCCAGCCCACCACATCCAGCTCGATGCGGTGCGCTCTGGCCAGACGGCGATTACGCTCCAGCAACGCGCGCCGATCACTGCCGCCTTGGCCTTGGCCATAACGATCGGCAACAATCTGCATCGGGCGATAATGGGTAATCCCTTCGTCTTTTACTTTGCCATTGATGGCTACATCGTTTTCATAGTCATAGCCCTTAACCCAGTATTCGGAGTGCCGGAGCTTAAATTCATCAACTACGTCATAACGCTTGATATGCACACCATATATAAGAGTAGCGACCGGCGCGGCATTAGTCGGCGGCGTTAATACCAGTCCGCCATCTGGAGACGGGTGCAATAGCATGTTAGAGGCCCGCGCGGCATTAATCAGCGCGTTGGCAGGGGCTTCAGATTGCATGGCAAAATCAGGCACCACCGCCGTATCACCAACGATCTTTACAGGCACTTTAAACGCGCTACAAAGCTTGTTCGCAATCTCGCCCAGCTTTAATCCGGACAGCGTTACCGAGTATTGGCTGTCCACCAACTCGCGGGCCAACGAGCGCGCATCAATGCTAATGGTATGGCTGTTGGCATCAACCGACCGGCGCACCACATCAGGCCGCACCGTGGCCACCAACACCCCATCAATCAATACCTCAACGACGGTGCTGGCTGACAACCCCAATGACTCACCGGTACCAGGGCGGGTAATCGATAGCCGTACCGTCGCGCTCATATCATCAACCGACTCACTAATTGACACTTTTTGCCAATACCCATAGCGCTTGCCATTAAACCGCAACTCAACCATTGACGCGCCCCTGCATAAATAGCGGGTGCCGCACGGCGTTACGGGCTAACAACACCGCCTCATCAACCTCCAGCAAATGCGCCAATAGCGTGGCAGGCAGGGGGTTAATCACATCGCGCACCACGGCCGGGTTTAATTCTTGTGCTAACAGCGCCTCACGCAATGCAGCGCGGGCATCCACCGCCGCCTGAAATACTGCATCGGGCAGACTAGGCAACAATGCCTCAAAAGCAGCATCGACACTGGCCAGGGCTGCGTCTCTATCCGCCTCAGAGCGGTAATCAGTCAACGCCACTTGCGCTGCCGCCATCACTAACAAACGGCTTTGCAACGCTGATTGTTGTTGTAAATTACGCCGCACTGCACCGTCGGTTAGTCCAGCGGTAACAGCGCTATTAGTCGTGGCCAGCGTGCATAGCCGCGACACTACGCGCGGCCGGTCGGTATCAGCAACATCAACATCGTCGGCACTGGCACCAAAGCTGTTCATCAGCCCACGCAGTGCGTTGGCATACGCGCCTGGCATGCCCATTAGCGTGCCGATATCGCCTTTAATGCCGGTGATCACCCCCATAATTTGCTGGGCATAGGTCAATGGCAAGCTGGCAAGGGCAATCACCGTGCGCACTACTTCCAGCTGGCGTTGCACGGCGGCGATAAATGCTGTCATGCCGTCGTCGTTCATTTCCTCCGGATTAAAATCATCCTCGGCCGCATCACCAAGCACATGCGTGCGATCGACAGCCACATCAACCTTGTCAGGCTCAACCCCGAATGGCTGCTCGCCGCCCGGCACAAAACTGATAGACAACGTGCAATAACCGTTTTTATCGCTGGACTCAGTCCGCGACCATTGCTGAGCACGCACCCATAATTGTCCCAACCAGGGATGCGTCAGCCAGGCCGGGCCGGATTCGTTGAGCTTGGCTAACAGCCCGTTGCACTCCAGGTCATACTGCGGGCCGGTAAAATAGGCGGTCAGTTGATACTCGCGGGCCTTGCCGCCCATATCTTCAACCAACGGATCTTCTGCACCTGGGTACTCATGGACAACTAAACGGCGGCCATATTTGGCATCATGGCTATCGGTGCGAAATTCAAAGCCCCGGAAAGAGGCCGTGGCCCAGCGGTCTTGATAGGTTTGCTCAGCCATTAGCCGGGTGCTCCTGTGTGGATATTGCCGGTGTTAGTCGTTAAATCGACACCATCAGACTTAGTTGATTGCTGCTTTTGCACCAGGCCGGGCGCTAAATCCACGGTGATCTTTATCTCGGCATTTTGCTTTTTTGCCCAGTCGGGCTTGATCATGCTGTTGTTGGGGTTTTTGTCGCTATTGAATAGGTTTTCAATGGCGCTATAAATCGGGTAAACAGTGCTATCTAGGGTTTTGTTTTTATCACCGGAACCCCATTGCAGAGTTTTATCAAGACCAGGGCGGATAAATTGATCAATAACACTATACGCACCACCATAAACAGCAAGCGGAGGTGCAACTTTAGAAAATATGCTGGCTCCAGAGCCGACAACTCCAGGAAGACTGGCCTTGCCGCCACCCAATGCTATTGACGCCAAACCAGCAGCTCCAGCCAATGCAGTCAATCCGGTAGTTGCTAAAGTAGTGCTACCAATAAGCGCGGGATATTTAGCTGACAACTCAGAAAAATTATCTGCCAGCTTACCGATGATAGGCGTCAAGGTATCGGCTGCTGTATTCTCGCCCAAATCCTTAAGCTCGCCAGCACGCCTAACCTTAAACCCCGGTTTGGTTTCCATATAACCAAAATCATTACCAATACTTCCAGAGCTTTTGGCAATGGATTCGCTAACTACCTTGCCGAAATCTAAATCCAGCGAGCTAATCATGCCGCTTTTTGCTTGTCTATCCTGAAAGTATTTGCCGAGCGCCTGACCACCTGCCATGCCGTTTAACGCTTCAATAGCTGCATTATGGTCATCTACGTTTTTCGCTGACTTTAGCTTTTCTAGCGCGGGTTTTAGATTGGGGTTTTTGGCAACTTCACTGCTAATCACCTCTTTCCATGCTGTTAAGGGATCGATGCCGCTCGCCTGTTTTTGCATCAGCATTGTTGCCAGATCGCCCCGGCCTGCTTTTTTAAAATCTTTAGCGGTATCGCCCGACTGTAACTTGTCCAGCGCATTGGCAACATTATTAGCGGCCTCGCTTGAAGATCCCGACTTAGCTCTGGCTTGTTGTAACCAAACTAACAGCTTTTTATAGCCGCCTTCGCCTGTCAAACCTGCAGCACGGGCGGCTGGTAAAAGTGCCGGCAACTCTCTGGCCATGTCAGGCATTTCAAACTGCCCAGCTTTGCCCGCACCCGCGCCTTGCTCGACCATGCGTTTGGCTTGCTCTATGTTTTTAGCAAAGCCGCTAGACATCAAGCTATTCAGCATGTTGGCAACATCATTACCCGCCGCGCCTTGTCCGGTAGAAACCTTGGCAATAAACGGCAGCAAATCGAGTTCATTAGCCGCGCCGCCCACTTGGTTGCCAGAGCTCAACACATTTAGCGCATCCAAGGCTGCATTTTTAGTCATGCCGTTTTTTACGGCATTAGTTATACCGGCACGCATCGCATCTTCGCCCTGTTTTTTACCGGCATAGTCATATTCGGCGTACATCGTATTAGCCCGCAAGGCTAACTGCTCCTCAAAACTCATTGCCTCCATCACTGGCGCTTTTAATGTATAGGCGGCAGCTGCTCCACCAAGCGCTAACGCACCACCCAACCGCAAGCGACTTTGTGTTTTCTCAAACTCCTTAGCAGCCCGCGCGGCTTTTTCTTGCTCATGGGTCAGCTTGCCCATTTCATTTGTTAGGCTGGTGATTTTGCTTTTGGTTTTATCAGCGGCGCGGGCCAAGGCCGCTTGGCTCATCGTGCCGGAAGCTTCAAGGCGCTTATAGGCGCTTTCGGTTTGTTTAATTTCGCGCTGGATAGTTTGCTCAGAGCGGATGCCTAGGGTTTCGCGGGCGTGGGAGAGCTTTTCGTAACTGCTACGCTGGCGGGTATTGGATTGGGTAACGGCAGTTTCGGCTTGCTTAGTCGACTTCTCAACTTCTTTAGCATATTTAGTAATGCCGGAGCTTGCGCCCTTATCAACAAACTTGAGCCGGACTTCGACATCGGCGGCGGCATTAGACATAAAAAAACTCCGGTGACTGGGATGTAACCGGAGTTTATTGTTTTTGGCGGGGAATTGTTACGCGGGAACTGTTTCCCGGTAGGGCCATCTGGGGATTTATTGGAACTCTCGACCATCCATGCTGGCAGCCAGTTTTGCCCATAAAAACAGCTCTGTTAACGGCAGAGCCTTCACCACCGGCAGCGGCTGGTTCATTACTTTCGTGACCAGCCCAACTGCCGTGATGATACGTATCACTTTTTTTCGGCGGCCTGCTCGGGGTTTTCTTCCGTTCGTGGTGAGCCCGTCGAACCATCATCAGGATCAGCATCATCAGCAATCAACATCGCCTCGGCAATCTTTTCTGCAGCCCGATAATCAGGGCCATGCAGCTGCTCAATCAACGCCTCATCCGTGCCGGTTAAACTAGCTATCAACGCAATCCGTTGTGCTACCCCGCCGCGCTTGTCGAAAGACAGGTAATCAGCTGCGGTGGTGTAGTCACGGAAGCTCAGCTGGTCTATGGTTTTTTTGCCGAAGGTTAGGGGGTGTTTTAGGGTTAATTTATTCATCATTTAAATCCAAAATTTACTATGTGCCTAAAACTTACCGGCTGACACGATTAGATTATCAAATGCCTGTCCGTTAGTAGTTGGGATTTGTATCCCAATCGGTGTTAGTCCTACTAACGTCGTGTCAAAAATTGAGTCAACAGGCAAATCGTTAATGTATACCGTTATCCATCCGCCGTTACGCTCAACAGCAATAACATCGCCCGTTACTAGAGGAGCATTGTAAAGATACCACGTGTTTGGAGCTACAGCTGTGCTGCGCCTTAAACACAAATATGGATTGACTCCGTAATTTGTTCCCAATTTCCAATAATTATTTATATCAAGATAGTTAAAAACTAAATTAAATTCGCCGCCGATATTCCCGCTAAGTTTTACCTCTGCATAAAAATCGCTTACGCCAGGGTCTATCGTACATAACGCGTTTCCTGCAGTAGCTTGATATGCTTTATTTCCAGATATACCCAGGATTGCCGTCCATTGTTGAGTCCATACATGACCACTATCGCTTGTGCCTAATGTAGTTGCGCTATCAGCTCGGTTAAACGAATCATATGCAATTGCGCCGCCAGGCTTTACTTGTCGATTTACCATGTCTCTTATCAACGCCCGGCGAAATTTCTTATTATTTGCTGTTGTTGATGCTATAGATTTTTGGACAGCCCACAGAAATGCCGGCGATGACCCCTGCGCAACAATAGCTCCTATTCTAGAGAGGCATAGCAACGCTGTTGTTGCGCCAAAATCGGTACAAATTGGGGTAAAAGCGGGTTTATACCAATTACCCCCTGCTGCCGCACCAGGGTATTGAGAAAATTGATTAACGCTAAATTTAGTACCTCCTAACGGCAGATTGGCAGTAAACAAAGTTCCACCACCGTTGCCTTGATCTTGTAACATCCCAATAATTTCGCCTTCCCTGGTCGCTATAAAATGTCCATGCCACCAACCGAACCCTCTTGGATGCGGTACTGTTTGCAATACACCTGCTGACCACACGCCCGTGGTTGGGTCACTACTAGCATTTTCAGTTAAATATATCCCTGCGCTACCCGTAGCAACAAAATAAATCATCTGCCACTTATTAGATTTGTTATTCCAAAAAACAGAGGGGCACATAGGCACTGCTGTTGTTAAGTTTGTACCAAATGCTAATGCTGGTGTAGACCAAGTCGCTCCATCTGTTGATTTAGATATATAAATGGCCGAATTATAACCACCCGCAGTACCGCCCGCCCCCCCCCACGACCATGATGCATATAATGTTTTACCGTCTTTAGATACTGATAGTGAGCCATCTCCAACATTACCAACCTCCGCCGTAAACAGCGGATTAGTCACCCCAGGGGCTGCAATCCAATTATCACCATCATTGCTGCAATAAATACATGGCGTCTCTTTGTTGGCGGCTGATCCAGGATAGGGGTTTGCACACGCCCAAAATTTATAGCCTGCAAAACCTGCTGGGATATAGACAGGTACTAAATACACATGCTCTTTTGACAGCGCTGGATAATATGGCGATGGAAGGTTATCCATAAATTTTAACGGCTCATCTATGGATAGATTATGTATATCAAAAAATTGCGGAATAGGTGATAGGTTTGTATTTATATTGCCAACATCACTCCAAGTACTCCCATCCGATACCGACAACACCCCGCCGATCTGACAAATCCCCACCCCAAACTCTGCAGCTGTAGGGCGCTTAATTAACGCGCTATAGGTCCTGACTTTAGTGGGATTATCCTCATTAATCGTTACGCCAGAACTGCCCCCTGGATCGGTATCGCTCGCCTGCAAAAACGGGTCGGCAAACAGGGCGGCTCGGGTAGGTGCATCAACATCGACAGACTGCCAGTTGGCAGTAAACACAACACCAACGCGCACATGCTCAGAGAGCTGCGATGACGGGGTAACGCGGACGTAAACGATGGCCATGATAGTTACCCTATGCGCTCAGATGTATTGCTCATGATGACGATTTTGCTCTCGCCATCGCCAAACCCGACCGGCTCAGTAACAAATGCTTGCGACATCATGTACACCGCGCCATCTGTTAACCGGATTGTAATGTCCTCGTTTTCAATGGCATTGATCGCATCCATATCGACACCGGCTTGCAGATTGATATTTAGCTCCAGCTTGGACGGCATGGATGAGGTCAGGTAGCCGCCATCTTCCGGCAGTCGACCCGGCTTGTGGTCGCGTTTTAGACCGCTGGGTGTAAATGTACCAGGGCTTGCAGCCAATGGCAGTTTGCCCAGTGAGGGCACCGACACGGTGCGGATATTGTTTAATTGAGCCATGTGTAAATCCCCTTAAAATCGTCTTTAAATCTAATTTGTATACCCTTCGACAAGCTCAGGGTGAACGGTTAATCGCGTTCGTGGTGAGTTGTGAGCTTGTCGAACAGTCGAACCATGACCGCTACACCGATTTTAAAAACTGCGCGCGGCCAGCCAAGATATAAAATGGCGATAACAATATCGGCGTATCTATATAGTTAAACCGGCTGGGGTTGAGCGGGTCTTGCTCGACAATCAGCGTCGATTTGTAATACGCGTAGTTTTGCACCCAGCCGAATTCTTGCAGCAAGGTGTGCTGGTATAAGCTCAGCAAAAACGCCTTGACTGAGTCCTCGGTCGTGATACGTAAGCCGGGCCGATAGCCCTCGTTGGTTTTTGCCGCTGCCGTGCCAACAAATTTTTTAATCGCGCCAATGCGCTGCTCGTAACGGATGCGCTCAAGTACTTCCGGCGCGTTAACATCCAAATAGGCATCGTCCGCACTGCCATCCGGCCGAAATTGGTGCATGGTGATCAAGCGCTTGATGCTGCATGAGCCATCTTTGTTAACCTGCAAGACACTCATGCCCTTAAACAATAGACTGTTGGCATTGGTCCATGTGTGATAGCTGACGCCGATCATGCCGGTCAATTGCAGACCTTCAAGCGATTCCACCGGGCTGTTGTAAAGCTTTGGCGCGGCGGCGGCAGCGACAATGGCGGCAGACTCCCAGGTACTGGTTGGATTTATTTCCAGCGACAGGTCAACGATGTGCTCGTAGTTTTTGGTTACGCCAAATGCAGCGGCCGCTGTGTAATCACCACGGTGCGCAGTAAATGCCCTAAAGCCCGCTTGAATAGGTGGCTGGTAACGGCGTTGGCTTTCGGTGTGCCATGCGGCCAGCGTGGCGGCGTCATTAATGCCCAGGGCCACGTAACGATACCAACGGCTATTACCTAAGATGGCCTCTAAGTTGCCCGGTGCCGGGTCGCCGGTACCGCCTGCCATCATGGCAAAGGTAAGGCCCAAGTTGGTGGGCATCAGCTCGTTGTATAAATTAAGGCGGATGTCGATGTTATTGCCGCATGTGCCTTTGTGGCGGGCCGTCAGCGTAACCACTGCACCCACTGCTGCAGCTGTCACTGGTATTTCGATGTCAGTAATGGCCCCCGCGATTGCCGTGGCAATTTGTGCCAGGGTCATGCTGGAGGTCACCCCCACACTGACCAGCTTGCCGGCAATGTACAACGCCAAGGTGCCGGCAACTGTGGCCACACCAGTCACCGTGATGGTACCGGTTGCCGCGACGCCAGCACCATTGTCGGCATACGGCAAAATGTAAACATCCAGGGTGGGGTCGATTGCCCGGTACCGTGCGGCCATTTGTGCCAGCATGGACCCGGCACCGGCTTTATTTTTGGCATCCGATACGCTGGAGATGGGTAACACCTCGCCGGTCGGCGCGGTGCCGGTCGCCAGCTTTTGGCCGACTAACAGCACCGCTGGGATGTCATTACCCAGGCCCGCTTGCGAGCCGTCAATCTCGATGTAAACACCGGGATACCGCAACGCCTGCGGAATGTTATTAAACGATATAGTCATAATGTTGCTCCGGTGTAAACCAGCTCGCTAAATGGGACTGGGTCAGGTAAATAATTGGTGATAAGGGCGTCAAACTCATAGTGATCGGCCCAGTAAAGATCTTTGTTAGTAACATCCAGCACGCGTCCGCCTTTAAATTTAACGGGCCGCACATTGGGCTCAAGCTCCCAGCCCTGAAGCAATTTGCGCACTGCACCCCGGTATGCCAGCATGATGTCGTCAGTTTCGCCGGGATAATGGCCTCGGGCGTTTTCTATAGCGATTACCACATCAAAGCCCAATGTTAAATTGGCTGCCCGCTCACCGGCATCGGTCTCTTTATCCGCACTGCGCACCACCCAAGCTGCTGGCAATGGCAATGCTTCAGGCTGTATCTTTGCGTATTCCGCCGCCCCATCAACCCGCCTAAACCACAACCGGGCAAACCCGACCGGCTTGGGCGTTAAATGCTGGATGAGTGGCGTTAACGAAATCACTACCAGTCGCTTGCCGTATCGGCACTGCTGTAACGGCGCGGGCTGCTGCTCATTAACACCAAATCCTCGGAGATAACGGGGTCAGTGGGTAATGCGGGTGCAGGCGGGATTAAGTTGATCTCGCCCTTGGTATGGCTTTTTAATGTATCAATTACGCCTTTGTAGGCGTTGTTGACATCATCAGTCATGCGCTCAGCGCCTTGCAGGTAATACAGCGCTACCGTTGAGGCCAGCCGGGCAATCAATGTAGTGGCTGCCGTGTCGGGTATGCCGTAGCTGAGCAATAAAGCCTCGGCATCTGCCAAGGCTTTATCAATGGCATCCATCGCCAAACCTATCGCCACTTGCTCATCGCTGGTATAGCCAGTGATAACGCCGCCTTCAATGGCAATGCGCATGGCCTCATCCGGCGGCATGGCTTTATCAGCCGGTACCGCCAGCTGTGCCAATCGCATGGCATTGCTGCGAGCTAACAAATCGGCGCGGGTTGCAAAAGGCATTACTCAGCGGCCTCCGTCCGGATGTCTGCCCATACCAAATCACGTAGACCAGACGACACGGTAACGCCGACAATTTCTTCAATGGCTTTAGTGCTGGGCCTACCGTCGACTAGCCAAAGCGCTTTATTGCCCTTATCGAGCTGGTTGATAGCGTCTTTAATTGCCTGGTTAGGGTCAGTCTCAGGCGCGGCTTCAGTAACCTCAACAACCTCCGGGGCTTGATTAGGGTCAGTCTCAGGCACAGCTTCAGCAACCTCAACAACCTCCGGGGCATCGCCACTGCTGTCCACTGTGGCTGATTCGGCACTGTCAATAACAGCATCTACCTGTGCCAATGCCCCATCCGAGTTGGTCGAGGGTGGGTTATTCAATAGGCCTACCGGCACGTCGTCTAAATTGGGCTTTAACACCCATTCAAAACCGTCTGGCGCTTGCCCAGATGGTTTGCCATCAGTTGTTGGCAGCTCTAATTCAGTTTCAACTGCCGCCGTTTCAATCTCTGTCGGGTCGCTCTCACTTACCTCAAGATAAGGGTCTTGTTCAATCGCGGCACGGTCGGCGTCATCAACATCAATCAATAGCCAAAGGGCGGTAAATAACAGCCCGGCACGATGGCGGCTTTCAAGCTGGCTGCGTGGGTTAACTCTTACGTAAATAGCCATGGTTAATCCCTTATGCAATGTATGGAGTGACTAACAACTCAACACGTTTGTAATTCGTGTTGCTCTCACCATTGGCCAGCTGCTCTTTTAATAGCAACGCCTCAGCTGCGACCCGGTTACTCGGTCCACAAACCAACAAGTTAGGAATAGTGCCCAATTTGATGCCGCCATCGCCGGTTTGGGACAACATGCTGTTATAAAGCAGGTCAAAATTAGCGGCAGTCAGGGCGATTTTGCTACCGTAGCAACACTGCCAAAAACCATACGCTGCATTGCCGCGCCATCTGCCGCCAAAACTAAATACGTCGTTTTCAAATACGCCTGTGGCATTTGCTGTGTTCTGCGACTCCAGTTTTGCTGCTAGGCGTTCTTGTAAGATCAATGCCGGGGCATTAGGAGCAAATAGATACCACTCGGCAAGCGCACCCGCTTGCACGTTTGACTTGGCAACTGCAACACCAGTGCCGTCAGCATTGGGATAAACCGGGTGATCGGTGTCGAAGAAAAATTGGTCGTCATAGCAGTTGGTTGACCAGCCCGCTGTTAATGCAGCAAAGATCAGCTCATCCTGCAATCGAGTCGCGGCCTCGCCATGGCCGTTGGCGACCATCGCGTAATGCCCAAAATCGTCGTCTTCAATTTCAGTACGTTGCACATCAATGGTGGCCTCGTATTTGTCATTGATAACGGTATAGGCTTTTTCCGCGACCGCTTTATGCAGCCTAGCGCCGACCCATTTTCTAAACGATGGCCATTGGCTCAGCCAGGCATACGTATTAGATTTGCTGGTGCTCTTCATCAGCTTCGCAATCGCTTTCCAATTACTGGGCGTATTGACCAGGCCTTTATCAAAATTGGTTTGCAGCGATGTTTTTAAAGCATCGATCTGCGCTTGTGTTAATGCCATGTGCTGCTCCTAATGGGTAATTAATGGGTAGTTAAGGGTAGTTAGCGTTTTTTTT